AAAAAAAAGCAGACTTAAGGAACAATTAAGTGGCGGGTTACTATATTACCCCGCCACTTCAGCTCAGCACAATGGCTCACGCACGTGTAAATTATTGTTTCACTTATAACAACTGGACAGCAGACGGAGTAACCAAACTGAAAGAATGGCTTACGACGAACTGCAAATATGCATGCATGCAAGAAGAAATAGCGCCGACCACCGGAACTCCACATATGCAAGGATATATGAACCTAAAGACGAAAAAAAGAATGGCCACAATACAAAAAGAGTTCGGCACCTATGCCATCCCACTGGCGTTAATAAACGCGAATGGAACAGCAGAAGAGAACCGAACATATTGTACGGACCCGACAAAAGGTCAAAACCAATGGGAAACTGGAAATATAAATATTGTGGGTCAGGGCAAACGCACGGAACTCACAATAGTAGCTGAGAAAGCTCTAGGAAAAAGAAAATTAAAGGAAATTGCGGAAGAACACCCAACTACGTATATTAAGTACTATCGTGGCATTAACTCTCTCATAGATATACTCGATGAACCCCCTAATGAACGAGAGATGGATATCGTATTATTCTTTGGAGCCGCACGGACTGGTAAATCTACCAAAGCTAGAAGCTACGCTAAACTCTATGGAGAATGTTATAACCTGGGAATACCAAACGGCGGACAGGTGTGGTTTGATGGCTATAACGGTCAGGATACACTTCTCATTGACGAATTCAAAGGATGGATTCAACCCACCTTCCTTAACCAACTTCTCGATAAGTACCTTTTAAAACTACCTATAAAAGGAGGATTTGTAAACGCGAAGTTTACTCACGTTTTCATAACCTCGAATTACCCCCCAGAACAATGGTGGAACGAGAAGGTAATCTGGAATAGAGAAGCTCTCTATGGAAGAATAACTGCAATCTACGAATATAGTGGTACTAACCACGTGGATTGTACTATAAAAAAGTTAAAATAAAACTTCCATTATAATTCCATGCAGAAACGAAGAGGACCACAGAAAAAACCTGCAAAGAAAGTGACTAAGCCATTTCGTGCGCCACGTCAACGCCAACCGCAAGGTGTGATCCCTGGCATGTTAAGACAGAATAATGTAGAGAAGAAAGTATTGTATGTAGGGACAGAATCAGCTGCAACATACCTGGCACTGAATACCACTGGAACTATCCAATGTGTAAATCTAATACAAGTGGGGTCTTCAATGTTTAACAGAATAGGAAGAAAGATAGAAATGAAATCAATACGACTGGTGTGTGATATAGAGACATTGAATGTGACTCGAGCCACAATAACCCCTGATATTGGAAGGATAATGGTTATATACGATAGACAGACAAATGGTGCGAACCCAGCACAGGCCGATTTTCTACAAGATACTGATCAAGCAGGAACGAATTATACAACTGCATTCTCTGGATTGAATATGAATAATCGTGAGAGGTTTGTAACCCTCATTGATAAGAAGTTATCACTTCCACAGGGTACAGCAACAGCTGGTGTATTAACGAATGTATTTCCTAATGATGGATTATCAATACCTGCACAGTTTGATGAATTTAGAAAGCTACGTGGATTAACCACGCATTATAAAGCAGATAGCAACCCAGCAGTCATAGGAGATATATCAACTGGAGGACTGTTTATAGTATCACTAGGATTCGCACAAACAGCCGGAACAGAACTATATAGATATCAATGGAATGTAAGATTAAAATATACAGATCTGTAAATAAACACTATGTAAACTATTCTTCAACAACACTCTTTATTGAATCCCGGAACGGGGCCAGAAATAGTCCGGAGGCAGCAACTGCCGGAGGACGTGATTTCTGTCAACAGTACGAAAAATAAAAGCGTGACCCGATATCCTCGGGAGGAAGGCTTTAGCCTGTAACGCGTGCAGCGGTTTACCGCGTAACGCGATCCGAACCGAGTATGCACGGGTTGTACGCGTCCTTCAACCAATCAGGATAGAAGTTAACAGAAATAATATTCAGTGAAAAAAAAGCAGACTTAAGGAACAATTAAGTGGCGGGTTACTATATTACCCCGCC